TGGCTTGCTCTGGCTCAGTTCGGTCTAAGTCTGATGAGCTCTCAGGCACCCACATTCGGTCAAGCTCTTGGTGAGGCGGGATCGACTGGTATTGCAGCACTGCGGCAGGCTCGTGCAGATCAACAAGATCGCATCACTGCGGCTCAGACTCGCGCAGATCGCCTTGCGGCTGCCGCTGCTCGCGGCAGCACTAGAGGTATGACACCAGACCAGATGGCTGACAACTTCCGGCTTCAAGCTTCCGCCTATAGAGATATTGCGCAGGGAATCTTGGACACTAGTCCGACAGGCGAATTAGGTGACTTACCTGAAGATCGACAGCGAGAATACCTTGAAGCAATTAGCGCTGCTGATGTATTGTTGAGACAGTCGGTTAATGTTTCTGCGTCTGGTATTGCAGCCGCAAGCTAATATGACGGAGAATCCTGATGGGAGTTTTTACAGCGACAGATCCCGCAAGCGGTCGTGTCCGTCAATTTGAGATTGCAGGGGATACTCCTACTCCACAGGAACAACAACAGATCGCTGGATACTTCGGTTATGAAGCGCCGCAGTCTGGCTTCATGGGCGCTCCTGCAACTACTGGCTTTGACTTCGAGGCTGAAGTCGCAAGAGAGTTAGCTCGCCGCACTGCTGCTCAGCCTGCTTCAACAGCAACAGGCCCGGAAGCTCCGCCTTCAAGCGCCTTTATGATCGGCGTGGAAAGAAACCCTCTTCAACGTGCCCTTGCTAATGCAACAAGTGGTCGAGTTCTCGCGGAGGGGGCAGGCAACGAAGAGCTTGCAGCATACTTCAGGCAACAAGAAGAAGAGGCTCTCGCGGCACTTCAACAATTTGAGTCTGAAGTTGATAGTGTGGGTTTATTCGACATTGAGGGAGTGGGCACAGCAGGTCGATTTGCCGGTGAGGCTCTTGGTGAAGAAGCCCGCGACTTTGCAATTCAAGCAAGTGCTATGGGAATAGGCGCTGGCATCGGTTCTTTCTTCGGCGGGATCGGCGCTGTTCCGGGTGCTGCTATCGGTCGTGCTGTCGGTGTCGGATATACAACTGTTGAAATGTTACCTCAGCTTTTCTCTGAAGCAATTAATGCTCAAGAGCAGGCAGGCGATGATCCGAATATTGCAAAAGCGGCTCTCACAACTGCGATTAACGCTGCGATTGAATTCGGCGGTGACTATCTGACTCTTGGTGCTGCTGGAAGCGGGCGCAAAATACTTCAGAGAGCACTCGCTCAAGGTGGTGAGGGTGCCGCTATTCAAGGCGGAACTGAAGTTCTGCAAGAATTCAACACACGGGCGATGGCAGGCCTGCCTCTGGCGGACGAAGAAGCTCTCCGCTCTTATGCTGAAGCCGCAGCCGCAGCTATTGTTGTCGGTGGTACAGCCGGTGGTATTGCCGGCGCTGTGCAGCCATCGAATGAAGAGTCGCAGCTTGAGCAGGATCAGAAAGAAGAAGCTCTTGCAGCAGCTAAAGATGCGCAACGTGTGCTTGAGGCACAGCGTAAGGAGGCAGCAGAAGCTGCAGCCGCAGGCGCTGCTCCAGAAACAACGCCACAACAGCCAGAAGTTGACGCTCAGAACCGTATGGATGAGGGCAGTCAAGAACAGTTAAAGCGTGAGGTGACTCGCGAGGCTCAAAAGACTTATCAGCCAGTTGCGCTATCTCAACTGCCAGACCCAGAGCGCAAAGCTATCATCGCTGCCCGCAACACTGCAGGTCTTGATCCTGCTGAGAATGCAACGATTGAAGAGATCCAGTCTGTTGTGGGCATTGATGCTGCTACTCGTGAAGCGGCGAAGCAAAAGCCTGTCACTGCTGCCGCAGATGCAGGAGTGTATAATCCGATTGAAAACCGTTCGTTTAATCAGGCGCAGATTGACGCTGCTATTGAGCGTGTTCGCAAGACCGGAAAGCCTGCAACATTCCAAGATGTTCGCAAGGCTGTCAGCAACGTATCTAAAGAAACTGTCCCAAGCAAAGTTGTTAACGACATCTTTGATGAGATGGTTTCGCGGGGCATTGTTCGCCGGGTTCAGGAAGGAAACCGCAAATCCTATCAACTTGAAACTGAAGATGTAAATCTTCCCGCAGCACAACTGCAGCGTCAGATTGATGACTTAGGTCGTCAAGTTGAAGAGGCAGAGAAACGCCGTGATCGTTTAGCTATTGAGTTCAAGCGCATCAGTGAAACTGGCAAGGACATCAACGGCAGAGAGGCAAGGCCATCGGAGGCTTCTGCTTCTGTTGAGGCGGCACAGAAACAAGTTGCTGACTTGAAGAACCAGCAAGAGCTTGTTCGTCAGCGCTTGCGTGAGTCTGATCCGTTGTCTGGCATTCCGTATTCTGATGATCCACGGGCCACATTACAGACCACATCTCGTGCGCTAAACACAGCACAGGCCACCCTGAAGCAGGCGCAGAAAGCGGTCTCTGATGCAGGCGCTCAAGCGACACCCGCAATGCGGGCTGCAGTGGATACTGCGCAGAGCACTGTCAGCGGTCTTCAGGCGGCCCGTGACAGGCTGCGCAACCGCATCCAGACCCCGTCTACCCAGACACAAGTTAAAGTCGCTGAGACGGCAGGTAAAAACGCCCGTTACATTGCCGGCCTTGATGGCGGTAAGTATGTGCCGTTTACGCCGGGATACAATGATCGCTTCCGCGATGTGATGGATAACCTGCGCAAGCGCCTTGATAAGATAAACCTCAAGGATGTGCGCCTTCGTATTGAAGATACCATCGATGGAGAGGTCGATGTTGAAGGGACATATGCAAACCAGATCATCCGTCTGGCATCTGCCCTGCATGATCCTGCACTGAGTGATCAAGAGATGAATGACCGCATCGCTGCGGTTATGAACCACGAAGTTATCCACGCCCTGAAGGGCATGGGTCTATTCACAGATGCTGAGTGGCAGTCTCTGACTAATGCCGCGTCAAACACAAACTATGTGATGCTCAAGAGGGGCAAGCCGGTTAAGCGGACATATACATATCTTCGGCGCGCTCAGCGCATGTATGAAGATGAAACGCCAGAGGTTCAGGTCGAAGAGGCCATCGCGGAGATGTTCCGTGATTACACTACCGGAAAGTTGAAGTTGTCTGGTCGCCCACAAGGCTTGTTCAAGCGCATCGCAAACTTCTTCAAGTCTATCATCGGTGCTAACACAGACAGTGGTTTTGAAACTCCTCTGGATATCTTCAGCGCCATCGAGCGTGGGGAACTTGGCGCTCGTGAGCGGGTGCAGCAAGCGGCTGAATCCTTTGAGGCTGCCGGCACGAATGTTCGGTCAAGCCGCAGAGTTCGTGTGCCGCAAAGAACCATCAAGGCATACAAGTTGTTCCGCATTGAAGACGGACAGCCTAACAGGATCTTCCCGCTATTTGTAAATGCAAACGAGCCAGTGCCTATCGGTGAGTGGATCCCTGCCCGCATCGGGGATGACTATTCGTTCCAAGGTGCAAACGGAAACTACTATGTTCCGTCACCTGCATTCCGCAGATGGGATGCAAAGAAGGGCAAGTATGTAACCTCCAAGACAGGTGACAGTATTCCTATTCCGAATGATGAGGTGAGGAGAGAGCTCTTTGAGCGCGGCTTCATCAACAGTATGAACACGAAAAGTGTTACTGCCTTGGCGCGCCGCCCCGGATGGCACGCTGGTGACACTCCGTCTGCAACCCACATCGGTGCTATAACTGATGGCGGAAAGGTGGATACTAGAAGGCCGACAGAGGTGTGGGCTGAAGTAGAAATCCCTGCCGATATAGACTGGCAAGCAATTGCAGATAGTCGAGCTCCGATTGTGAAGTCTGGTAAAAGGGCTGGGCAAATAGATGTCGGAGAGGCGCACATCACTGATGAGTTGCCTGTCGGCGGGTATTATCGTTACAAAACAAATCCGAATATGCAGGGTAACTGGATCATTTCTGGTGAGATGAAGGTTAACCGCATTCTGACTGATGATGAAGTGCGTCAGATCAATGCTGAAGCAGGCGTTGAAGACCTGCCTCGCCGTGAGTCAAGCTTTGCTGATCGTATTATTCCTGATCTCATCACCAAGCCGCGCCAGTCACGCCGTCCTGTCGGTGGCCTCACAAGACTGAACTCAGATACTGGTGATACTCCTGACCGCATCTCCACTCGTCAGCCGTGGACACAGCGCGCCACAGAAGACCCGCTTACTCAGGACTTGATCATCGGCCTTGAGGCAATGAAACAAAACCCTGAAGCGTTTGCATTCAACATGAATGTTCTCAAGACGTATCCGGGCTTTAACACATCTGCCACAGATCCAGATCAGATCGCAGAAGATTTTATCTCGTTTGTTTCTAACAACTTGCGGTGGCTGTATAATCAGGTGCCACAAGAAATCCGTGAGCGCTCTAAGCAGTGGTATGATGGCGCTCGTGCCATCACTGAGCGGTGGACTGATAATTACGGCCTTGAAGATTACAAGATTGCTGGTGTTCTTGCCGCACTCTCTCCGCAGAAAGACTGGTATCAGAACGTATCTCTGGGAGAGCGTGTTCTCGATATCTATACTGCGTTTAAAGACAATAAGACTTTTACTGCAGACGAAAGAATGCGTGAAACTGCAGATCGTATATACGGAAAGCCACAATATCAGGAGGCTCTTGGGGTTGTTCTCAATACGCCTTTTGCCGATATAACAAACTCAGAATACAAAGGTATGTGGGCTCGTATATACGATGAGACATACAACCCACGCGGTTATCGCGTTGTATCCTCTGAGGGGAATTTCATCGGTGAGCCACAGGGCAATGTCGCGTGGGGCTCAAATGTTGAGATTGCAAAAGCAATCCGTTCTATTGAAGCGGCAAGCCGTGATGATGTTAGTCGAGAGATGGGCACAAAACACAAGGTGCGCAACTTCTATAACAACATTCTTGCTCCGAATGCACCGCAGGGTGATGTGACTATTGACACTCACGCTGTGGCTGCGGGCTTGCTGCGCCCACTATCTGGCAACAGCTATGAAGTTCACCACAACTTCGGCAGTTCGCCTGCCGTAAACAAGAGAAACCAAGGCCAGTGGATTCCGATGAAGAACATCGGTGATAGCGGGTCACATGGTTCTTACGGAATTTTTGCGGAAGCTTATCGCCGTCTTGCAAACGAGCTCGGCATTCTGCCTCGTCAGCTTCAGTCGATTACATGGGAAGCTGTCCGTGGCATGTTTACCGCTCGTCAAAAACAAAGCCCTGCTTTTGTTTCTAATGTTAATAGTGTATGGTCTAATTCGCGACTCGGTGATGATCTTGATGCAGTTCGTGATCGTGTCCTCGAAGTGGCAGGAGGAATAGATGATCCCACATGGTATGGAAGATCCGATAGTGGAGTCTCTGAAACAAGAGAAGACTCCAGTTACATTAAGCAACTGGATCCAGCGCAATTTTCCAGACGGGCCACCGGAGAACTGGCAGTTAGAGACGGAGGTTCCGATGGAGTTGCAAGAAGAACTGGAGCAGTATCTGAACAGCCAGTAATTGACCCTGAAGTAGAAAGGTCAATGAAAGAAGGTGAGCGTTTGTCTCGGCGCGCTCGCCGCTCAGTGTCTGCTGCCCTGCAGGCGCAGATGAACGCTGCTTCTGGCACAAGCAATGCCACATTGCTTCATAAGAAAGCCCGTGAATACACAGGCATTTCTAACTGGATAGGCAAGTCGCTTGGTGTTGTCACCCGCGATTATGAGACAGCCCAGAAAAAAACAGACAAGTTCTATCAAACTTTGTTTGACAGTAAGATCCCCATCGCCCGTGTGATGGAGCGCCTTGAGAAGGAGGGCTTAACCCTTCTCGATGCTATGGATCCAGTGATGGAGCTACAGCTTCAGCAGTCTCGTGCCGGCACTCAGGTTAGGTTCCGCAAAGATAAAGGCGGTCTTTATGACAACGCAATAACTGCGGTAAGCCAGATCCAAGTTACAGATGCAATGAAGGAAGGCCTGAAGAAAGTTACCCGCGAAAACAACCCGCGCGGAACTGGTATCGCATCTTATTATTTTGATTTGTATACAAGCGACAAGCAAGCTGTCGCTGATATGGTTCTATATGCATATCATGCGCAAGAAAGAAACTTGCGGTTAAGACAAGTCGATCCTGCGAACACAACGCCGGGATCTGGTATGTCTGATGCTGAGGCACAGGCTATTATAAATTTTGTGGAGCGTAATTTTAGCCCAGAAAACAAAGCTGCAATTGATCGTGTCCGCCGCGATATTGCTGCTATTACTGCAGACACAAATGAAGTTCGTGTTGATGCAGGTTTGATCCCTGCTGATTTCTTAGAGCAGCCAGTTGAAACTAAAGATGGCAGAAAGCTGCGCGCATTTAATTTTGAAAACTATGTGCCCATCCGTGGCGATACAGATGATGACGCAACTGATGGGCCCACATCTGTGCGCCGGAATAGTCCGACTATCCGCAAGTTTGAAGATCCACGCATGAAGGGTCGTTACTCTGCAGAAAAGGACAGCTATGGTGTCGATATAATCGGCAACTTGCTCTATCAAAACCAGAGAGCTCTGGTGAGAGCAGAAGAAAACAAATCTGCTTTATCATATGTTGAGATGATTGAAGAGGCGAACCGGCAGGGGATCACATCTGAAGGTGAAGTGATCCTGAATGAGGACACAAAGAACATTCCAGTTGCTCGTATTATCGATAAGAACGGGCAGGTTCAGTGGACATCACGCCACAACTTCCGTCAGGATGATGATGTTGTAATTGCCAAGCGCAACGGCAGAGAGATTGTTGTTCGTGCCAGAGATGCAAACATTGCAGGTGTCTTTAACGGCAAGAATGTCTGGAACCCAGACCACGCGAATGTGTATCTCAGATATATATATGACTTCAATCGCGGGCTTACTCGTTACCTTTCGGCAGCGAGCACAACATTCAACCCTGACTTTACATTGCCTAACTTCTTCCGCGATCTTGAGCAGGCCGGTGTAAACATTCAGGATCTTGACCAGAAAGGTCTTGCTCTCAGGGTGATGAAGGGTGCGCCAGCCTCTGTCTATGGCATTGCAAAGGCAGAGTTTAATAATGATGTGCAGTCTGAATCTGCAAGAATGTATCGAGAGTTCCTTGCAGATGGCGGCTCATCTGCTGCGAACCCGATGCAGAGCTTGCGGGATGAAATCAGAAACATCGATAGCCTTCTGAAGGAACTTAATGAGCCAAGCACTGCCGGTCAGAAGGCCGGTGCCGCAGGCATGAAGGGTCTGAAGAAACTTGGCAACTTCATTGAGACAGTAAACAACTCTGTTGAAAACGGGGTTCGTCTATCGACTTACATTGAGCTTCGCAAAATCTTGGGCGACAGCCCAGAGGCAAGGGCTCGTGCAGCACAGGCGGCGCGCTCCGTCACTGTGGACTTCACGCAAAGCGGTGACCTTGGTGGTCTTATAAACGGCCTATACATGTTCTATCGCGCATCAGCAAACGGCACGATCTTTATGTTCAGAGCCTTGGCAAGAAACCCGAAAAAAGTCGGCGCGACCTTAGCCGGTCTCGCTGTGGCTGGTTTTGCTATAGACATGATGAATGCCTTCCTGTCTCCAGAGGACGATGAAGGCCTGAATGAATACGATGATATTCCAGAATACATTCTGGAGCACAACATCATCATCATGATTCCAGAGCCTTTCCGTTCTGAGGGTGGCCGTCCATATGTCAGCATCCCGCTATCATATGGTCTGAACTTCTTCTATAACACTGGTCGCGCTCTCTCAAGCTATGGTCGTGCCAAGTATACTGGCTCGAACCATGTCAACGAATTAGAGACAGCATCCAGTATCGGAAGAACTCTGCTTGAAATCATCAACCCGCTTGGTGGTTCTGAGCACTTCATGAACTTTGCTGCTCCGACAATTGCTGATCCGTTCATCTCTATTTATGGGCACGGCAAAGATTACATGGGCAGAGACATCCGGCCTGATGCATTCCCCGGCCAGTATTCCGCAAACAGTTCTCTCTACTGGAATACTGTATCTCCGACAGCGCTCGGCATCACAGGCTTCTTGAATGAGTTCACGGGTGGTAATGAGATCCGTGGCGGATGGGTTGATATCTCGCCAGAAACTCTGGAGTTCTGGTTTGACTTTTCCACCGGTGGTGCGGGTGCATTCTTGCAAAGAACTGCGGAACTCCCATCAGTCTTAACTGATGAGCAGCGCACCTTTGAAAGCAAGTTCCGCGCAATACCTCTCGTCAGAAAGTTTATCGGCTCCGTCAGTGAGCGTGAAGATGCTGAGTCATACTTCCGCTTCCGTGATCAGGTTGAAACTGTTGAGGCAGAACTCAAGGCTTACCGCAACAACGGCGATGTCGAAGGCATTCGACAACTTCGCACAAGGTATCCTAATGAGATCCGTGCCATCAATGTAATCAATAACATTGAGCGCAGAAGAAGAGATATCTCTCGCCGCATCAATCAGATCAGAGACAACGATCGTATTTCTGAAGATCGCAAGAATGAACTGATTAGAACCTTGATGCAGCAAAGAGATCTTTTGATCAGAAGAGCTCTTAGGTTCCAGAGGGAGCAGGGTTAATCCCCGTCCTGCTCCCAGTCTTCCCCTTCTGTTTCGGCACCGATAGCGCCGTATCCGATCAGGTCAATCCAGTTGTCGGCTTTCTTGCCTGATGCAATGCGAGAGATCTTGAGAAGGCACATCATGGCGGCTGCATCCTTGGTCTCCAGTTCAATGCCAAGGTATGCCGCCCACAGATTTGCAATCCTCTCCATCGATGCAACGGCATCTCCGTATTGATTTGCGCGCTCTCCGTTGATAAGAAGCTTCGCGATTTCTAGTGCGTCATTTCTTTCCATTGGTCATCCCTGAATAATCTTCATCCACTTGCGAACTTCATCTTCCTTAAACCCCACACGATTGCCGTTGCGCACTGGTCGTGGGAAGTGCATCGCCTCATCATCTATCCACCGATACAGGGTGGCTCGTGAAACCTCTAATATCTTTGCCGTGTCTTCAATAGACAACAGGTTTGCAAGCTTTAACAAAGCTTCGTTCTTATTCATCATCTGCTCCCTTCAGGGTGATGAGGCCGGCCTCACGCCGCCGCTTCTGTGACTGTATTAAAGCCCACAGGATGTGCTCGTGTTTTAAGCCGGCCTCTTCCCAGAGGCCACGGTTATCAAGGATCTGATGGCAACTTGCACAAGCATCTATGCCGAACAGATCATCTGGCTTCTGACCTATCCCCGCCAGATTGAAGAGTCTAAGGTGACAGAAGACCACAGTTTCTGTCGTGTTGTCGCAGACAAACGGCAGATTGAGGGTGCAGGTTGCGTCCTTGGCCGCATTCCTGATGGGCTTCGACACCGAAGGTTTGCTTCCCTTCTGGAATATCGGGCGATTAGTCAGATTGCTCATCCGTGAATCCTCTCGGTTCTTGCATTCGCGTTTTCAGTTCTCCATGAGTCGAACATCATCTGCTCATACTTAAGGCGCATCCTTGCCCTACGGGCCTTGGCTTCTGCATCAAGCATCTTATCGCGGAACTCTTTCCACTCTGGAGATAGACGGGCCAAGCGATCCCTTTCGGCAATCGAAGACCCGTCCTGTGCTGACATGATTTCTGCGAACACATCGTTCTTAGTTTCGCGTAGGATGTCTGCTGCCTCTTGTAAATCGAGCCACTCAGCCGCCCTGATGCGCCACTTTTCAACGAGTTCGTTCATGCATCACCTCAAAATGGAATGGAATCATCCATGTCATTGTGCTGAGGCTCTGGTGCTTGGAAGTTCTGAGAGGACATCTGGCCACCCTTCTCCCACGGCTTCTTGGCGCTCAGACTGATGAACTTGTTTCCCTTCTGAGAAACTTTTGTCCACCCTGAGACATCCAGTTTCGGATGCTGAACACCACGGTTCAACTGATCCACGATTGATTGTGCTGCGTCACCATCAAGTTCAACAAAGCCAGTCAGGTCGGGGTGCCGATCCGAAGTTTTCTTGTTGTTCTTGAACAGTGCTCCACCGGGGCCATCATACGCCATCTGCTACTCCTTCTTTCTGCAGTGCTTCTTTACGGTTCTTGAATGCTGTCATCACCTCTGCGTGAGAGGGCTTATCCAGTTCTTCAAGAGTTTTTAGAGTGCCTTCGTTCTTCTTGTAGAAGTTCACAAGCTCCTCTGTGGTTTCGGCTCTGGGAATAAACTCCATAAAGGTAGCTTTGATCATCCCAGAACCTTGGCCTGCGCTCTGCTTTCTTGCAGGTTTTGCGGCAGGCTGTGCGGGCTCTTCGTCTTGTGGAAGATCTTCGCCCGCATAGATGTAATGTCCCAGACCATGATAGCTAATCGCCTTAGCTAAGCAGCGCTGAAGCGCTGTGTTGACCTGAAATGAATCAGGGTTCTGAACCGCCTTGTTACTGTAATTTATAACAGGCATTACTTCGGTATGTGTCTGATCCCCGACAGTCACGCTGACGGCAACGTATGTGTATCCGTTCTCATCACGAAAGAATGGCAAGCCACTTTCTGAGATGTGCTTTTGAAACTGTGCTGTCGGATAGTGGTTCTTTAGAACCCCCCATGCCCACGCCCAAGAGAGATAGGTCAATCCATTCTTCTTTTCGGTGTGGTCGTTCACGTTAATGGCAGACAAAGTCTCCCACACTGATTTAGCCATAGCTTTATCCTTCTGCTTTCCACTGCTCACAGAATGCTGCGACACCGCAGTAATC